GACGAATAGGTCTCAGCCGTGATCTTGGTCTGTGGCGGTGTCGTGTTGTTTTTTGTTATTGGTCTGTGCTGTGTCGTTTGGACTGCATCTTCAGACTTAAAAACGATAACGTCCCCGTACTTCTCCTTAAAATCATCCGCTTTAAACTCATCCGTTCCGAACTTGCCCAGATCATCCTCATCGATGATCTTTAATGCTTTGTCTGGACTTTTCACACCTAGTTTTAGCATCTCTGTTTTTGCTTTATAGATGCGGTCACGTTCTGCAAGCATGTTGTCTACGTCTTCTTTAGAGACAAACTTTTCACTCTTCTCTGCTTCAAACTGGTTCTTAGCCTTATCGAAGCCTTTGTTATACGCGATCTGCTCAAGCTTTTTGATGTCCTCATCACTAATCTTATTCCCAGCGTCTTTCAGTTTTTCTTCCAACCCTGCGACGGTAGCGTTAAGTTCTTCAATCTTCTTTAGTGCCTCTTCTAGTTCCATGTGAATTATCCTTTTTGACCCTGCGTTATGAAACCCAGCGTTTTGATGCTTATATTGTAACATATATTTTTGAATATCATTAAAAAATGCTTGCCACGTCTCACTGGGGGAGATCGTGATCTATTGACGATCTATGAAGTACGGTCTTACGCTTGATCTGCAATTTGGATGTAATGGGGGCATATCTTCCCCCGGCTTCCCTTCTGACACTTTATATACTTTCAAATCGTGCCTTACACAGATATCCGTTGTCCTGCTGTCCATAACCGCTACATACTGATAATATTTCACGTTTGCTTTTTTGAATCCTTTGAGTTTCGCCTCCGAGTTGATTCTGGCACTCTCTGTCACAAGTAGCCTCCTTGCCCTGTAGTCACCGCTTGATAAGTAGTACCTCACAACCTGATACAGGCTTTTTAGCGTTGACAACGGGTCATTGATCGCTTTTTTTAATTGTGCCATGAATTGTGCTGTGATATCATTTGCCTGATTCCATAGTCTTGTGAATAAAGTGTGCCCATGAAACGGTCTTGCAATAGCCTTGTATATCACATCGTCACCGCTCACAGTGAAGCCCGCATTAAGGATTCGCGCCACCGCCTTTTCACTGTCAAGCCATGTTTGATACAGGCTTTTTATCAAGAAAGGCTTCTGGTCGATCTTGATTCGCGATACAACCTCTCTTATCTTTGCCTCCACTGCATGCAGTCTCTTGGGATGCTGCAGAACCGCGATACGCATCATATATCTTGTAAATTGTTTATCTTCAATATATCTGCCTGACTTGATCCATGTGTGTATCATTGCCGACAGGTCGCTTCTTTCCGAGACTGTCAGTGGTTCATAGAGATCGGTCCCCCACTTGCCGTGAGCCCATTCGATCACACGTCTAAATTCAGGTTCGTAGCCCCTGAATATCTTGTTGATTGTTCGCTTATCGTAGTCAACCCTGCGACTCATCCGCTGGTGTTGTTGTTCCCATGAATCCATAGTCTGCCATCCTGTCGCTTTGTTCTTTTAAAAGCTGTTCATAATCCTCTTCCCCTGACACCAGCGTGACACCTTTTTTTTGGCTCATAACACCGTCAGTGACCGCCTTTGAGACCGTATTAACCGTCTCTTCAAATGTCGGCTGTATCACCTCGTCAAACACAACCTCTATGCCAAGAAGATAATCAAATGCTTTCACAATCTCCTGTCTCTTCTCTTCCACTCTGGAGATCGTTGAGGACATCATTCTTCTAAGTGCTTCACCTGACAGCTGCGACAAGTCTGTAAGTCCAAGACTTGATCTGTTGATTGCAAGAGATGAGTATATGTTATCTTCAATGTTCTGTTTATGGATCTGTGACTGTTCGATCCTGCTTTCAAGGCTTACTTGTTGAGGCATGTTCGCCTTATCGCGTATAATAACGACACGATTAGATAGATTTACTTTTGCGTTGCCATTTTCGTCATACTCAAGCGCTTCTTCTGGCATTGCTAAAAGCGGGTTACTGATCTTGTCAAACGTCTGCGAATTGATCGTGTTTGTAACAACAAGCTCCCTAAGGAGTGCTACATTGTCTTCAGTATAATCTGAGCCACCGTCAAAGGTCACATTCTGTACCTCTGTAACAATAGGAGAAGTGAGCAATTCGTAACTATACACTTTCCCCGTGTCCGGGTCAACGTCTGTGGCGTATCCATCAAGCTCTGTGTCAAGATACGTCGATGATCCTGTTTCCTTGCTATATGAAACGTATTGATATTTGATAAAATTGTTCTCATGTATCTCCATGATATATACCGTTTCTTCATCGTTCTCGTTAACCTTGTTGAAAATTGTGTACCTTTTTACATGGTCTTGTATGAGGTCGTCATATTCCGTAAAATAAGACAATGGTGAGTATATGTTAAGTAGAAGGTCTCCATCAGCCTCTATCTTCTTGATAAGGACTGACCCGCCAACACTCTGTTCACGAAGAATCTCTTTAACCTTCATTTCCAGATACCCGTCTTTCTCGCCGTTGAACAGTATAGTGCCGCCTGTCGCATATGAAATATAAGTGGACGTTGCAGAGGACAGCAGCGTCGATGGTACGATCAGGGATGCAATGGGTGAGTATATCGGCTGAGTGTCATATCCTGCCAGTACACTGTCACCGCTAACTACCGCACCAGCCCCCATAAGTTCAAGCTTGACACGGCTGGCGACTTCTCTATAAAAAACGCCTGAACTGTCTTCTCTGAATATCTGCTGATTACGTGTGTAGTTTGTATATTTTTTTGTGTTGAAGTATTCCTGAAGTATCATTTTTTAAACTCCTGTGGGTTTTTGTACAGCACCGTATTTGCCGCGACGCTTATACAGATGAGAGACGCTATATCTTAGCGCGTCGATAAAATGATTGTAGTCATCGATGGGTCTATTAAGCGGTTCACCTGTCATTTTATCCATCTCCCATGTGTAATTTTGAAATTCATCCCAAAAATCATTGAGATGTGAATTTACAATAATATCATATTCCTGCAAAAAGTCTATTCCCGCTATGATCGAATCCTTCCCTTTGTCAGCCGGTACAACCCTCACGCCTTTCCCTTTGAGTGATGCTATTGTTTTTGGTTCGGCACTGTCTGCACGCGTTAAGTGCCTATGCGCATTCAGTTTTCTGATCTCGTCAGCAATCATGGAGTTAAGTAGTCCTTTTTTGTAGAAACCGTCAACAACAAAAAGCTTTTTTTGTGCAGTGTCAAGATAAATTATGCAAAACGCTGTCGGGTCGTTTGTAAATCCGAAGTCTATACCCTGCAAACATTCAAGTCTCTTGTATTCATTCTCATGTATTGCCTTTCTTGTTACATTCTCAAAGATCAACCCCTCGGCTACCCCGTAATCCCCAAGATATATGTGTCGGTATTTTTGTGCCGACCTCGTCTTCATAGCCGAAGCCTCTTCATGGATTGAATCAGGGCAAAACGGATTGTCTGTGTAGTTCGCGTGAATGATTATTTTGTGTCCCGGCGCTGCATCGTGCATCAATGTTTCTACCGGGTCGTCTTTCCGTTTTGGATTCCATGTGAAAAAGAGTTTTGACTTTCTTTTTCTAATCGTTGGGATAAGCAACTCAAGCGAATACGCGGATATTGTCATTGCCTCTTCTACCCAGCACAAATCAAACCCTTCAAGAGACTTGATAGAGTCTGCCGTGTGATTTTGAAGCCCATTAAAAATAATCACACCGTCACCGTGCACCATGTCAATCTCTTGATCTTTGATAGTGAAGTGATCTTGTAGATTGAGAAATCGTATCCGATCTTCAAGAAGCTTCTTGCTTGAATGCTTGATTGATCGTTGTATTTCCCTTAGACAGACAAGAGACTTATTTGGATTTGTTACAAGATCGACAATGAGACGATCTGCAACAGCCCATGACTTTCCGCTTCCTCTCCCACCCTTGAGAAAATTATACCTTTTGTCTTTCGCCCATATCGGTTCAAAAATTTCAGGTATCTTCAGATTCAGACTTGACAATTTCTATCTTAACCTCTTGTATTGCATGTTCGAATATTCTCCTGTTATCCTTCTCATA